CATCCGCCGGTCGTTGAAGATCGAAACGGAAAGGGAGGCGAAGACCGACCAGACCCGCATCGTCCTCTCCACCCGGATGGGCTTCGGCCGGTTCTCGCCGACCGGCGCCGCCTCCGGCATTGAGGGTGCAGCGGTCCTGTACTACATCTAAGACAACCGAACGGTGTGCCCCCGGCCGGGCCGAATCACTCCCCGCCTGGCCGGGAGGGCACCCCGACTGAGAGGGTGTGAGCACCATGGGCACTAGGGAGCACGCAGCGATCGTCACCCGGCACACGTGCAAGCTCGGCGACGACGCTTTCTTCCACTTCGGCGATAAGAACGGGCTGCACGACTACAGCGAATATGACCGGCGTTTCGGCTACTCCTCCGGCGACGTGACCTTCGGTTTCCAGGCTGTGCGTGAAGTAGCAGCCGGGGCGACCCAGCAGTACGCGACCGGCTGGACCTTCGACTTCGACGAGGTGTTCTTCTGCGGGACCGGCGTGCAGAAGTCGTGGGGCATGTACCTGTCGGGCGACCGTCCCGCCACGGCGGTGATGGGCGGCGACGCCAACGACATGGTCCTGCGGCTCGGCTACACGAACTACGCGGTGAACACCCCGGCCGGTTCGTACGCCCGGGGTTTCGACATCTCGCTGAACAACAAGACCGCGGGGGCGATCACCGGCCTCGAAGGTGCGTTCATCTCGGTGCGACAACGGTCAACCGGGGCGATCGCGGTCCTCGAAGGCCTGCAGATCGACGCGAAGGTGGACTCGGGGAAAGCGGCGATCACTTCCGAGATCACCGGGACCAGGGTCGAGTTCGACATCTGCGCTAACGCCCCCACCGCGTCCTACGGGTTCGTCGCCCGCAACCGCACCGACGGTGTGTACACGGTCCCGACCGCGGCGTTCAAAGTGATCAACGACGGGACCTCCGGCTGCAAGGGCTGGAACTACGGCCTCGACCTGTATGGGTCGGCGGCCCGCACCGCGCTGGCGGACATCCGGCTCACGTCGGCGGACTCGGACGGGCTCGGCGGCCTGATCCTCTCCGGGGCGGGCACCGACGACGCCGGGATTAAAGCGGACCTGACCGCCCGGGGTATCTCCGCCGCGCATGGCAGCCTGTACCTGTCGATCGTCAAGACCGGCGGGAAAGCGTTCGTGGACAAGAACGGCACCTGGACCGAAATCTAGAAGGGAGAGACGTGAGCGCCACATTGGTCGGCGGGCAGGCGCCCAGCAGGCAGCAGCTTGAGGAGCGGCGGCAGACACTCATCGACACCCGCCTCGCCCGGATGGGTGAACTTGCCGCCCTGCGCACGCAGGCGACGGGCCTCGAAACCGAGATAGCTCGGTTGGAGGGCGGGGTCATCGAGATCGGGCAGATATTGGCACAGATGGCCCCGCATCCGCCGCCGGAGGAGGAGTGATGAGACTGCAAGTGAAAGCCCGGTTCGCGACGGTGCTGGTCGTGCGGGGTGATCTGATCCCGATGGCTGCCGACGCGGGCACGGTGCTCGAACTGGACGAGGAGACCGCGCTGGCGCTGCTCCGCGACCTGCCCGGTGTAGTAGTCGAGGATAAGCCACCCAAGCCGCCGGAGCCGATTACAGCCGCCCCGGTGGAGACGGTGGAAGTGCCAGAGGAGCTGGTCGAACCCGAACCGAAGCCGAAGGCTAAGCCGAAGGCTAAGGCTCGGACCCGGCAGGTGGCGAAACCCCCCGCCCGCAAGAAGCGAGGGTAGAGGATGGCACGGCCCGTCGCCTCAGTGGAGGTCACCGCTGACAGCCTGCATCCGACTGTCACCCGGCTGGCAGGCTGGGCGTTCCTCTCCGCTTCAGACGTGACCTGCATCGAGCTGAGGGAAGGCGCGGTGGACGGCCCCCTCCTCGGCGTGATAGGCATCGCCAGCCGGGGCAGCTCCGACGCTCTGGCGGTCCCGCCCGGCTCGATCGTCTGCGAGGACGGCGTGTGGGTGAAAGTGCTGGCCGGGTCGATCGCGTCGGGGGTCCTCTACACCGGATAGGAGGGGCATGACGATCAGCAACGGGTACGCGGATCTGGCCACCTTCAAAGTGAGGGTGGGGATCTCGGCGGGCGGCGCCCACGACGGTGATGCGGAGCGGGTGATCGAAGCCGCGTCCCGGGCTGTTGACCGCTGGTGTGGACGCCGCTTCTGGCCGGATGGGACGGCGGCCGCCCGCTACTACACGCCCCGCCAGGAGGAGACCACCCTCCTCTCCGTCGACGACTTCTACAGCACCACCGGTCTGGTCGTCGAGTCGGATGACACCGACGACGGTGTGTACGAGAACACCTGGACGTTGAATTCACGGACCGGCAGCTACGGCTTCGTGGCCGAACCTGCCAACGCGGAGGCAGACGAGCAGCCGTACACCCGGCTGAAAGCGGTCAGCGGTGCCGCCTTCCCGCACATCATCCGGGGGGTGAAAGTGACCGCCAAATGGGGCTGGTCGTCGATCCCGCCGGAGATCGTGGAGGCGACCCTGATCCTCGGCTCCCGCTGGTACAAGCGGAAAGACACCCCGTTCGGGGTGATGGGCAGCCAGGAGGTCGGCTATCTGACCCTGCCCCGGGTCGACCCGGATGTGCGGGTGCTGATCTCCCCTTACCGGCGGATGGACATCTGATGTTCCGCCTGGACATGACCTGGGATCCGGCGGATGAGGCGCATCTGCGGCGCCTGCTCGCCAAACAGTCCGCCCGCACGGGTCGGCTGCCGCATGTGATAGCCGACCCGGTCGACGCGTTTATCTGGGACTTCGGGCATTCGGTGCTCGATCATGCCCACGACCGGGCGCCGGTCGACACCGGCCGCATGCGCGGGTCGCTCCGCTTCGACTGGGGACCGTGGGGGGGCAGCGTGTCCGCCCGCAAGCCAGGCGCCTGGGTTGATCAGGGCACCAAGCCGCACTGGCCGCCCGTCTCCGCGCTGCGGGGCTGGGCTCAAAGGCACAACATCGACCCGTTCCTGGTCGCCCGCAAGATCGCCCGGGAAGGCACCCAGCGCACCGGCTGGTTCACCGACGCTATAGCGGATGCGGAGCGGGAACTGCCTAGAAGGCTGCGCCGCTGCACCGCCGACATTCAGGCCAGGTGGACGTGATGGCCACCCTCACCCAGATCCGCACGGACATCGCCACCCGTCTCGGCCAGATCGACGGGCTCAACTGTTACAGCCGGATCCCGGACATGCTTGAGGCGCCCGCGGCGGTGGTCGGCATGCCCGACCCGGTCGAATACGGTGTGACGTTCGGACCGACCGGCGCAACGTGGACGATCCCGGTCCGCTTGTACGTGTCACGGTTCGACGCGGAGAACGCGCAGGACATCGTCGATGAGTTCATCGCTCCGACCGGCGACTCCTCCGTGAAACAGGCGGTCGAAGACGAGACGGTGACCATCACATCCGGCTGGCATGCGGTGAACGTCGCCTCCGCCCAGGAGTTCGGCGCCTACCGGGTCGGCGACATCGACTATTTGGGATGCGAGTTCACAGTGGAGGTGATCGCAACATGACAGAAAGCAAGCAGCAGACAGCCCGCTACCGGGTGCTGGTCGGTATCAACTGGCCGGACGGGAAAGGCGGGGAGAAGCGGGCCGAGGCGGGGGAGATCATCACCGCCGCTGCCCTCCGCACGTCGAAGGGCGGGGCGCGTGGCTTCCTCCAGCTCGGCGCGATCGAAGAGATTGAAGGTGGCTCATGAGTTTCGTGCACGGCAAGGACACGGAGGTTTACGTCGCCCAGTACGACCTCAGCGCCTACTTCACCAACGCCGACGAATCGTCCGATCAGGCGTCGCATGAGACGACCACGTTCGGAAAGGACACCGTCACCCGGGAGGCCGGGCTGCGGGACGGCAAGGTCTCGTTGACCGGCCTGTACGACGCGACCGCCGACGCCCTGTGGGCATCCTGGCTCGGCTCTGCCAGCGGGGAAGCGTTGACCGTCTGCCCGGGTGGCGACTCGGCGGGCGGGCAGGCGAGGGTCGGCAAGATCCGGCATGTCTCCTACAAGGCGTCGCAGCCGGTCGGCGGGATGGTCGCCGTGTCGCTCAGCCTGGAATGCCACGGGGTGTGGGAACCGAACGGCAAGGTTGTTCATGTGCTCGGCGCGGAAACGTCGACCGGTGAGGAGGCCACCGTCCACGATGTGGCCGCTGCCACAACCGACGGTGGGGCGGCGACCATTCACTGCACCACCGTTTCGGGCACCACCCCGACCTTGGACTCCAAGATCCAGCATTCGATCAACGATTCGGACTGGGTTGATCTCAGCCCGGCGTTCACCCAGCTCGTCGCCGCCGGATCGCAGGTGATCGAGGTTGCGGCGGGGACCACCGTCAACGAGTACATCCGGGAGTATCACACGATCGGCGGTTCGGACACACCGACCTTCACCTACCTTGTAGCGTTCGCACGCAGATAGGAGCAGACCATGGCATTCGTGCATGGCAAAGAGGGCTACCTCGAAATAGATGTGAGCGGCAGCCCCACCGACATCTCAGCCTACGTCACCAGCGTGGACGGGTTCCCCGGCGATGTCGCCTCCCATGAGGTGACCACGTTCGGGAAGGACACTGTCGCCCGCTCCGCCGGTCTGAAGGACACGAAGGTGACAGTCAACGGCATCTACGACGCCACCGTCGACGGCTACCTGGCGGCGATCCTCGGCACGGCCAGCACCCTCTCCTACGGGCCTAGCGGCAATGCGGGGCAGAAGTACACGGGCGAGTTTCTGCTCTCCTCCTACAAGGTATCCGACCCGGTCGGCGGGATGAGCACCTGGACGGCGAACTTTGAGATCGCGTCCGGTGACCTGTCCGACTTGACCTGGTGAGCCGATGAGTAAGGTCACTGTCGCCCAAGTGGCCGGGATTGTGCTGCCCACCGCCGAAGTGGAAGTGCCGGAATGGGACGGGACTGTCACGGTGCGGGCGCTGACCCGCGGGCAGGTCCGTGCCTGCCGTCAAGGCGCAACCCTCGGTGAGGACAACCGACTCGACCTGGACACCTACGACCTGCTCGTCCTGGCCTACGGGATGGCCGACCCGGATCTGATCGGCGAAGGGGAGGAGGAGGCGCTCAGACTGCTACGCGCCCAGCCGGTGCCGCTCGTGTACCGGCTGGTCAGGGAGGTGGTCGCCCTGTCCGGTCT